ATTATTATCCATTTTATTATAACTATACTTTCTCTTCTTATAAATATACTTTCTCTTCTTATAACTATAATTTCTCTTCTTATAACCTGGGTGATGATATATATCTTTTAATATATAACTATCTGATATTCTTTAACATGCACCCTACAGATATTTCAGTTTTTCAACTTTTTTTTAAAATTTAAACTTTGACAAATTTGTATACTAGTATACTTTTTTTTAAGGAAGCCCAGCGAAACTTTATCGTTAGATTAAGTTTTAGCTACTCTTTTATACTACCTTTTCTAATTTTTATTTTCTTTTTAATTTAAACTTTATAAAAGTTGTACACTGATATACTTTTTTTTATAAAGGCCCCAGCGAAACTTTATCGTTAGATTAAGTTTTAGCTACCTTTTTTATTTACCAATTTATTTTAATTATACTTTACTTATATACTCTTTATTAAAGATAACGCTAGATACTCTTTTTATAATAAATTACTTTTTATAAAAAAAAAATACCACTGAACTTTTTTCTTATCTTCTTTATATTTCATTAACACTTTACTTCTAAATTATAATCTTTGTAATCAGTCTTCTCTCATATACAAACCTACACTTATACATTTTTTCTTATCTTCTTTATATGCCATTGTATTTTGGCTTTTATATCTCCTAACCACTTTACCTCAAAATAATAATCTTTATATTCTTCCTTATCTGATATACATCTCGTATAACCATTGCCTATATCTATTCCTTCCTTTGCTAGAATTCTATACTCTAATGCCTCCCCGTCCGTTAAATATAACTCACACATCTTCTTTTTATATTATACACTATTATGCTATACTATCTATTATATACTAATGCTGACACATTTTTCAACTTTTTATATTAATATTCACTTATTTTATCATGTTTATGATTTACAAAATTTTTTTCTATATACAGAAGAAAATTTTACTATAACTAACCAATTTTATCATTTAAAATTATATTTAACACTATTATTTCTTTTTATATAAATCATATTCCAGAATGTAATTATAAACTAAACAAAATAATTTTTCTTTAGCATAATCATTATCACCATCTAAACTTTCTTTAATTTTTGTAGATGAAACTTCATCAATATATGGTATTGTTAAAATTATTATATTTTTACTACTTTTTCTTTTCAAAATATCTTCTTTTATTTCATATCCTTTTCTATTTATTACTAATAAATTTGTAGTTTTTATTATCTCATCATTATCAAACCATTTTCCTAATAATAAATCATTAAATGTATCACAACCAAGACAAAATGTAAAATCTATATTTTTATTCTTTATATTTAAATATTTTAATAATTTTATAGTACCTATTGCTTCCTCTTTATTACTAATTTTTTTATAATACTCAAATAAATCTTCTTCAATTCGAAGAACTTTACAACTTCTAAAATCATTAAAATTTAATCTGCATAATTCTATTCTTGTTTCATATGATAATAGATTTTTTTTAGAATTATATGTATGTTCATATACAGGTAAAATCCAAATTTCATCAAATAATTTTGATTTTTCTATGTATCTTATTATACCACGATGACCACTTTCACCTGTTGGAGGATTACCTGATAAACCAAATAATAATACTTTCTTATTTTTTAATCCAAATATATATGATTTTACTTTATTTATAATTACTATTATTATTATTATTATTATTATTATATACCATATCATTCTTAACAAATATTCTTTTACATACTTATGTTATTATTTAAAATTCAATTTTTATCAAATACATTTTTACATTATAATCTTTTTTCATTTTTTACAATTTCTGATTTTATTCTTCAATTTAAAAAAATTATTATTTAATATGTTATTCATTTTACTTATAATATTTATACCATCTTTTTCTTGAATTTTATTACAGAAAATATCCTAATTTTCCTAATTATAGTTGTTTGCAAATCTTTCAATGTGACGTAATATATTCACTTATTGTACTTATATATCCTGAACTCAACATTTATTCTTTATTATTAAAAACCTACAATTTAAAAAAAATTGAAAAATATTATAATCTCAACCTTCCATTCATTTTTAATTAGATATATATCTTCGGATATATCATCATTGGTTGTGTTTTAATTAGTTTATTACAAATTTTATTAATTACATTCAATATGGAGTTTTTAATAGAATATATTGTACTTGTTTTATTTCTATTTGTTTGGGGTATGTCTATATTTATATCTAAAAAAACTAAGTATAATGACAAATATCTCCATAATGATAACCTTCAAATCATATTATCACATGATTTAATAAATCATATATTTGATTATTTACATCCTGATTTTAAGTATATCATACATACAAATGGAAATTCTTCTTCAAACAAAAAATTATCTATTCAAATTATCATGATTAGTCAAATGGAATCTTATTTCATATCTGTTTTACTATCTGAAGATTTCAAACATAAATTATGCTTTTTAGCTGCTAAGTATGGTCATTTGAACTGCTTACAATGGGCTCGACAAAATGGTTGTGATTGGAATACTTGGACATGCAGTGGTGCAGCTGAAAATGGTCATTTGAATATCCTTCAATGGGCTCGACAGAATGAATGCCCATGGGATCACGAAACGTGCTTGTTTGCAGCTATGAATGGTCATTTGAATATCCTTCAATGGGCTCGACAAAATGGTTGTCCATGGGGTACTAATACATGCACGTTTGCAGCTAACAATGGTCATTTGAATATCCTTCAATGGGCTCGACAGAATGGTTGTGATTGGAATACTAATACATGCCTTGGTGCAGCTATGAATGGTCATTTGAATATCCTTCAATGGGCTCGAGAGAATGGATGTCCATGGAATAGTGATACATGTAATTTTGCAGCTATGTATGATCATTTGAATATCCTTCAATGGGCTCGAGAGAATGGATGTCCATGGAATAGTGATACATGCAGTGGTGCAGCTGAAAATGGTCATTTGAATATCCTTCAGTGGGCTCGAGAGAATGGATGTCCATGGAATAGTGATACATGCAGTAGTGCAGCTAGGAATGGTCATTTGAATATCCTTCAATGGGCTCGAGAGAATGGTTGTCCATGGGATACTTATACATGCATGTTTGCAGCTATGAATGGTCATTTGGATTGCTTACAATGGGCTCAAGAGAATGGATGTCCTCAATTTTAAACTTTTTATAAAAAATATATTCTAAAATTTATTTTTTTTAATATACAAATCTTTTAACTAATAATTTGCATTAAATTATAAACATATTCTACCTATTATAAAGTTTTTATTTAGAGCGGTGCGTATTTTAAATGCCGGTTTTAATGACAAAAAAAATATTTATCGCTTTACTCATTAAAGAACATTATGAAAATTATTTTACTTATGCTTATAATAAAGAATCTTATAAAAAAAAGAAAAATAGTAAAAAATCTAGCAAACATAGAATATTAAAAATTTATAAAGATTAAAAACCGACATTTAAAAAACGCACCGCTCTAAATTATATATATGGATAGCAAATTGCTTAGTTTTATACTATATTTTATTAAAAAAAAATTATATATTTACATACTTTTTTACAAAATTATTTTTATACAGAAACTTTTATATATCATTTCAACTTATTTATAAATCTTGACATAACTTTCTTAATTCATTACTTATGAGAAAACTTCTATAACCTATTTCAAAATCAAATATATTTATATCAGCTAATGATGTATGAAGATCTATAAATAATTTAGTAATCTCTATGTGTACTGCTCTTTTTTCTTTATCTTCATCGCTATCGTTGTCTTTATATTGTATACACTTTTTTTTTACCTTAACTGCATGACTGTAATAGTACATTTCTATAAATTCATACCATCTTTCTATAAAATCTGATGGCAGCTTTTTATTTATTGATAATTCACGAAAAATTGTATTTACTTCTATTATTCTATTTATATTACGTCTACTAAAAAGATCCATAACACCTTTTTTAGTATATGTTAAATCCAGTAAATTTTTTTCTATAGAAGATACAACTGATTCATCTAACAGTTCTTTTGCTTTTTTTAAAGTACTTCCTATTTCTTCAGATCCTTTATTAAAGTAATCATGGACTTTGGAATTTATCTTTCTCAATTTTTCTTCTCTGGTTTCCTCCATCTTTAAATTTATATTTATAGCTAATATATATTATCTACCAAATACTATTATAACCCAATGACTATCTTTATATTTCTATATTGATGTCCTTATTTAACTTTATAGACACATTCAAATTATTCAGTTATTCAACTTTTTTCAACTTTTTTAATACTTTAGATTTGATTTTGGCTATTTTTTTTATTACAAATATACATAATAAATTATCTATATTAAATAAAAAGTATTCGTTTTCAACTATAATGTTTTTATCTTAATTATTATATTACTTAATTATGTTTTTTTGGGTAACCATCTATCCATTTTAACATTTTTTCATATTGAAAATCTATTGCAAAGAATCGACATAAATCTATATTCCATTCACAACCATTTTCTACAGCCCATTGAAGACATATAAAGTGACCGCTTTGAGCTGCAATACTGCAAGTGTCAATGTCCCATTCAAACTCATTAATTCTAGCCCATTGAAGGCAGTTCAAGTGACCACTGCAAGCTGCATAATAGCATACGTCTATGTTCTTTAAATATACATTTTCATTGTTCTTTGAATATCCATTTTCATTAGCCCATTCAAGAATATTTATATGACCTTTACAAACTGCTTTTATCCATATTTCATCATCATATTCAAAATCATTATTTATAGCATATTGTAGACAATTTAAATGTCCACCAGTACATGCATTTAAACATGTATATTTATCACGAGGACATCCATTCGTATGTGCATATTCAAGACAATTTAAGTGACCAAATTCAGCTGCTTTACTACATGTATTACTATTCCATTCACATCCATTCGTATGTGCATATTCAAGACAATTTAAGTGACCAAATTCAGCTGCTTTACTACATGTATTACTATTCCATTCACATCCATTCGTATGTGCATATTTAAGACAATTTAAGTGACCATTCTTAGCTGCACTAATACATGTATAAGTATCCCATTCACATCCTTCCATATGAGCATATTCAAGACAATTTAAGTGACCAAATTCAGCTGCTTTTCTACATGTATTACTATCCCATGGACATCCATTCTCATGAGCATATTGAAGACAATTCAAGTGACCAAATTCAGCTGCTTTTCTGCATGTATAAATATTCCATTCACATCCATTCACATTAGCATATTGAAGACAATTCAAGTGACCATTCTCAGCTGCATAAATACATGTATTACTATCCCATGGACACCCATTGTCATGAGCATATTGAAGACAATTCAAGTGACCACCTTCAGCTGCATAAAGGCATGTACTAATATCCCATGGACACCCATTGTCATGAGCCCACTTTAATGTACTTAAATATCCTCTACCTGATGCTTCATCACAAAATATATCTTTGAATCCACTAGATAATATCATATTTATAAAGTAATCCTCCATTCTACTTATCATTATCAACTCTATTGATAATGGTTTTTTTCTATCTTCATCACTTGATCCTTGTTTATGTATTATTATCTTAAAGCCAATACCAAAATATGTATCAAATATATAATTTATCAAATCAATCGGTAAAATACATCTTTCATCTTTATTATCCATCTTAAAATTAATTTTATAATTAAGTTTATTATTTTAAAAATTTTTATTTACTTATTTATTACTACACACAACCAATGATGATATATCCGAAGATATATATCTAATTTTAATATTAAGGTGATCTTTAGATTATTTTTATTTTCAACTTTTTCTATCCAATTATAATTTTTAAATTAGTATTTTTTAATAATAAATGTAATTGTTTTTATTTAGAACGAGTTAGTTTATAAAATATTTTATTATCAAAAATATTTAAAATATAAATTTTTTTTATAAACTATTATTATAATTAAATGTCTTATTATCTAAAATATTTAAAATATAAAACAAAATATTTACAATTAAAAAATTTACAATTTGGAGGTGATCAACCACTTATTACTAATATAGATAAAATTAATTTATTTACCGATCAAGAAATGGAAACATATTTAAACCCAATTTACGGTATGATTCTATGTAATAATGGATATATACCTAATAATTTTTTTTTATCTAAAAGTAAATTTATTAATACAGAAAATAGTAAAATAATTAATACAGAAAATAGTAAAATAATTAAAAAAACATGTAAGAATATTAATGGTATTACACAACCAACCAATAATATTATGGATTTAGATGCAATTGATTTTGGCCGTTATATTGCTATCAAATATATAAATATGAAATATAATTTTTTAAAAATAGGCAAAGATGGTAATAATATAGGTAACATACAAAGTGAAAGAAGAGATAAAATTATAGTACTACCAGAAGATTTAAAAAAAATTAATTCATATGCAACAAAATTAAGAAAGTATATTCCTTTTGAATCAAGTGATAAGTTTTGTTTTCAGATTATATTATATTGCTTTTGGTGGTGTGCTAATAATGATAATGGTATTATTCAATATTATAATGGAATTAATGAAGTTATTAAAATGTTAAATAAATATTTACCTGATGATAATAAATTAGTTGGAATTGATTTGAATAATCAATCTAATAATCCAAATAGTTTTGAACATATTATCTTTAAAATTTGTAGTAAACCTTTTAAAATTTA